TGGCGGAGGAAAGTCTTCTGCGTATGCAAAAATGGCGCGAAACCGGCTGCAACGCTTTTGATGGAAGGCGTCCCTTATCTAAGCCCATGAGTTTCTGGACGGAGCAGGATGTGCTGCAATTTATCGTGGAGCGTCAACTCCCCTACGCCAGCGTGTACGGCGACATCGTGGCCAGCGACGGCGAGAACGACTACGACGCGACGCTGGTGGACTGCCAGCTGCATTGCACTGGCTGCCAAAGAACGGGCTGTATGTTCTGCGGTTTCGGTTCGCATCTGGAAAAGGGAATCAACCGATTTCAGCGCATGAAAGAAACGCACCCGAAGCACTACCAATTCTGCATCGGCGGCGGCGCATTCGACACGGACGGGCTGTGGAAGCCCACGAAAGACGGCCTTGGTTATGCGCGGGTGCTGGACTACATAGGAGTGAGGTATTGACATGGGCAAGCAGCATTTGAGCCGGGACGACCGGATCTTTATGGACGGCAAGCGGCGCGGTACGCAGGAGTGCATGGACATGGTGGCAATGGCGCTGCTGGACAAGTGCGGCTGGCACGTTCAGGAGGAGACGCCGGACAGCCGAGACACGCAGAGCATCGCGTATCTGTACGAGTGCCTGGAGAAGATCACACAGGAGATCAACAATGGCCGCATCCGGCGGCGGCATATCAAGGATATGCTGGCGGAGGAGTACGGCGTGGGCTTTGGAGATTAGGATATGGTTTTTGCACAAGAGACGATGACCGGTGAGATCATCGTGGACAACTTTGGCTGCACGGACGGTATGAAGATCGTGGGCGTTGCCATTGTGGGCAGACCGGAGGTTGACCTATATCCGGCACAAATGAAAATTCGGTGGGAAAAGGAGGAGTAACGTGAATTGTCACGGATGCAAATGGCTGGATGAAAGCAGAAAAGGCCCAGCGGGGAGTGGGTATTGCGTCATGGTGGAAAACAGTGATCAGGGAAAGTGTTACCGTGATTGGCTGTTGAAGCACCGGGAGGAATATGCCCTTGGCAGAAAGGAACTCCCCAGCATCAAGGTCAGAACACCCGAAATGGAGCGGTGTGAGCGCTATGAAGCTGGAGACTTTGCTACGAGGTACAAAAAGGAGCAGGTATGTCCAGAGATGAGATCGTGACCGCGCTGCGGTGCTGTGCAAGCCTTGATTGCGAATATGAGTGCAGAACAACCTGCGCGTTTTACAACACGTGCGACGAACTGGGCGACTGCTGCACAAAGAAAAATGTTGCCGCCGCTGACCTGATCGAGAACCAGCAGCGGCACATCGAGGCACTGTTGCAGGCCAACGCCGCCCTGCGTGATACTGTACTGCGGCGGGATGCGCAGATCGCGGACATGAGTGATGGACTGGCGCAGTTTGCCAAGGCCGTGGCGGAAAAGGAGGAAAAGTAAATGGACGCTGTGAAGTTTGTCAAGGAGCGCAGAAGAATGTATACACTTGGATGTATCAAGAAAGGCATTAACGATTATAACACGAAAGCAGAAGATGTCGTCGCAGAAGTCGAAGCGTGGTCTGCCGCACATCCGCGCAAAACGCGGCAAAGCGTGTTTCTGGCGCAGTATCCGGAGGGGGAAATTGACAGCAGCGGGTGTTTGGTGCTATGCCCAAAGCGCATTTCCACTGATTGCCGGAACAGATACGGTAACTGTACAAAACGGCTGTGCGCTGACTGTCGTAAAGAATTCTGGGGTCAGGAGGTGAAGTGACGAGCAGCATCACAAGACAGCAGTTTCAAGAGCTTAGAACGCTTGAAGAATTCGATTACGGCGAATTTATCAGACGTTTGGAGTTATACACCGGGATTAAAGCTGTACCATGCACAGCATATCAGTTTTACGATGATTCTGGTGATTACATCTGCGACAGCTGTGACAGTTTAGTAGACGATATTTTGAGATTGGCGTATGTGGAGGTGGAGTGATGGAAATTTTGAAAATTGTTTTCCCGCTGCTGATGGTAGCCGGTGCGCTGGGCAGTTTGGTGGTAAATATCGCCAGCAAGGGAGACTGGGCTACCAGTTTGCAATGGCTGGGTGCGTGTATCCTGTATACCGCGCTGACAGTGCGAAATATGAGCTAAAAGGAGGAAAAGGCATGAGCAAATCTGTGATGATAAGCATCCGCCCGAAGTGGTGCGAGAAGATCGTCAACGGTGAAAAGACCATTGAGGTGCGCAAGACCCGCCCGAAGCTGAACACACCGTTCAGGGTGTACATCTACTGCACACTGCCGAAGTACCCGCACGAGGACTACATCCGGCAACGAGAGCCTGCACCTCAAGCGCCCGCCCCAAAGCTGGTGCTATGTGCAGGAGGGCTGACAATGGCTAAATACATTGAGCGGGACGCGCTGAGGGGGCGAATCGGCGATGTATGTTCTTGAGTACAAATCGCTCTACATCCCCCACGAGGAGCTGACTAAAAACCGCACGTTCCAAAGCTACCGTTGGAAGCAGTACGCTGTGTGTGAGGAGCGCGGGCCACTGGAACAAATTAGGGCCGCGCAGAAAAGGCCGGAGGAGTGGAGAATTATCCCAACTGGCGAAAGCGTTGAACAGGAGGACTGACAATGGCTGAACCTAAAAAGCCTTTTTACTGCGACAAGAAATGGAAACTTGGCGGAAGTTTCGGCTGGTGGCATATACCGTACTGTCCGCATTGCAAGCGGCAGTTGGGGCTGGTGGTCGAAGAGAAGAAGGCTGAAAAATGCCCGATGTGCGGCAAACCGTTAGAATGGGATGGTGCTGAAAATGGCTGAATACATCGAACGCACGGAAGAACTCATGCTTGCCATGAACGCCGGTGCGAGAGCAATCGAAAACACGAAGCGTTATCACGGTGCTGTTTACACCAAGGATGTGTTCTCGGAGAACCCACAGGAAATCCCGTACTTGCTGGCTGCCAAAGTGTTGCGGGAAGTAAACGGTGCTCCCGCCGCTGATGTTGCTCCGGTGGTATGCTGCAAGGATTGCAAGCACTACGACATGGGTGTCTGCCTGAAAATTTACTCGGACGGCAACATACACTCAGCGGCTTGGCAGAAGCGAAAGCCGGAGGACTTTTGTTCTTACGGCGAACGAAATCAATAAAACGCCGGCATGCCGGTGAAATAAAAAATACGGAGGAAAGATACCATGAATGAGAAGAACGAGAAGAACGAGAAGAACGAGAAGAACGAGCAGATGTACATTGTCCGCTGCGACCGCGCAGGCGTGTTTTTCGGTGGCATCAAGGAACGACGCGGCACGGAAGCGACCATGACCAATGTGCGCAAGCTGTGGTACTGGAACGGTGCCTGCGCCATCGAGCAACTGGCTATGGACGGCACCAAGACCCCCGGTGACTGCAAGTTTACTGTGACGGTACCGTTGATGGAAGTGACCGGGGTGATCCAGGTGATCCCCTGCACCGAAAAGGCCACGGCATCCATCAGCGGCGTGAAGGAGTGGAAGCGATGAGCGCGCTGGATGAGAAAGTCAAAGCATTTTTGTCTGTAAGCGACGGCTCCGGCTACGGCGACGGCTCCGGCTCCGGCTCCGGCTACGGCTCCGGCTACGGCTCCGGCTCCGGCGACGGCTACGGCGACGGCTACGGCGACGGCTCCGGCTCCGGCGACGGCTCCGGCTCCGGCTCCGGCTACGGCTCCGGCTACGGCTCCGGCTCCGGCGACGGCTACGGCGACGGCTACGGCGACGGCTCCGGCTCCGGCGACGGCATAAGATCCTTTAACAGCGAACCGGGGTATACCATCGACGGGGTGCCCACGATCCTCCGCCACGTGCGGGGGAACGTGGCGCACGGCGTGATCCTGAACCGCGACCTGACCACTACGAACTGCTACGTTGCCAAACAGGATAACATCTTTGCCCACGGTGCAACGCTGGCAAAGGCGATGGAGGCTCTTAGGGACAAGCTGTTTGGAGATATGCCGGTGGAGGAGCGCATTGCGGCATTTTTGAAAGAGACGGAGGACGGCAGGGCATACCCTGCGCAGTATTTTTATGACTGGCATCACCGCCTTACCGGAAGCTGCGACATGGGCCGCCGTCAGTTTGCCCGCGACCACGGAATAGACGTGGACAGCGACACCATGACCCTGCGAGAGTTTCTGGCCCTGACCAAGGATGCCTACGGCGGCAGTGTGATCCGGAAGGCGATGGAAAAGCTGGTGGTCGGTTATGAACGCACGTAACCGCAAACCAATCACAGACTTGTCCACCTGCCCCCGCTGCGGCATGGACAGCGGCAAGCGCAAGGAATCCGTCAACGTCCCCCTGCGTTACTACGTCCGCTGCGGCGGCTGCGGCTACACCGTCTCCGGTGACAGCCAGTCCTGTGCCACCAGGAAGTGGAACGCCATGAATGGGAGGTGCGGCCATGCAGATCGATGATACGGTGCGCGCCCGCTTTCTGACGATGCCGGACCCGTTCCCCGGCTCCGGAAAGGCCGAAAAACAGTACCCCGTGCGCAAGGCAACGGTGGTGTATGTGCACCCAAAGGGGCGCTACATCGTGGCGGAGTGCAAGGGCGTGCGGGAGACGTTTTTCCCAGAGGATATTATACAGTGCGATTTGCCGGGGCCTCCTCCGATGGATTATGACTTGGAATACGCGCTGGTTACACTGACGGAAGTGGACAAGAAGATCATGGGCGCATTGGGGAGGAATTTCTGACATGAACGAATTCCCAGAATGGCTTAGGAAGCTGCGTGCGGGAGACGGTTTTTCATGAGGACGTGGAAACCTAAAAAAGAGGACACCTACATGGTGTCCTCTTTTTGTCGTCATGGTCTTGTGTAAAGGCCGGTGGCCTGTGCCAGCAGGAGGCGGAGGTAGTCGGGGCAGCTCCGTGCGCCGCGCTCCCAATCCTCCAGCGTGCGGGTGGGGATACAGTAGCGGGTGGCAAAGGCCACCTGGGATAGTCCGGTGTGCTGCCGGATGTCGCGGATCGTCAGGTGGGCGGCGTCCCAGAGACGCGCCAGCGTATCGATGCGGTCTGCGGGGATGTCCGCATCCGACGCATCGCCCCAGACGGAGGACAACGACCAGTCGGAGACAAAAGCGTCTCGGTCGGGCGAAGTGATGGCGTCGCCGAATAAGGTGTAGAACAGTTTGTCGGTGGTCATGGTAATTTCTCCTTTTTGGCTTCGGTTGGCGTCGATTTCTTCCTGTTCTGGCCACGGCGCTTGGCGTCCGCGCGAAGCTGGGCCTCTTTCCGATGGGCGGCGGCGCACTCCGGAGAGCAGGTGACGGTGGGGGTGCCGGGGACGATTTCCCGGCCACAGACAACACAGACCTTGACGCCCCGGCGGGGTGTTTCACGGCGCTTGGCGCGGTAATCGTGTTCGGCGTTCCAGCGGTTGGCCTGCGCACGGTCGATTTCGCGGACGGCATCCGGTGCGCATTTGGGGCAATACTTCTGCAGGCCGGATCGGATGACATACTCGCCGCCGCAGATCATGCAGTTATCGATGTCTCCCAGGTGCCGGGAGTAACCGGTGGCCTGGTACTTTCGCTCCCGGGCTTTCTGCCGCTCGGCCCGGCATGTGGGACAGTAGCGGGCGCGGGGCCCGCCGGTGAAGGCAGCCCCGCAGGTGTGGCAGGTTCGGGTGCGCAGGGTGGTGGATCTGGCGGCGGCAAGGCAGTCATCACACTTCGCCTGCTCGGCGCGGTCTGTGGAGAACACCTTGCCGCAGGTGATGCATTTTTTCGTTCGCATGGCGGGTGGTCAGCGGTGGGCGGCGGGGGAGATCTCGTCGGGGATGTAGACCAGATCCAGATCGTCGTAGCAGTAGTACACGCCGTCGATGATGACGTTTTCCTCCGGGGACCAGCGCTCATCGTTGGCATCGTTGATGATCTCGCCGCCGGCGCATTCGATGGCCTCGTCCAGCGTCATGCTGTGGTTGGATACGATCTCACAGATCGTGGTGTTGGTGGCGGTGTCGATAAGCTTCTTCATGATGTTCCTCCTCTTTCTGCCGCTGTGCGGCTGCACTGTTTCTTGATCTGTCTATATATTACCACGCATTGCGTGGTATGTCAAGAGGGGGAATGAAAAATATAAAAAAATTTTTCGTTTGAGGGGTGCGCGGGAGATATACATATAGGTATGCTGGATATGCAGGGGCAACCTGCCCGTGCCGATTCATTTCTTTTCCCCTCTTTTCTACCCTGTGGGGCGGGGCGGCGGCTCCGCCCTGACGGGGAAAACGCGCAAAAATTAGCATTAGGGTGTGGCGAAAGCCTGGGAAAGACGTGCCAATGACAAAGACCAGTGGTGGGAGGCCGGTGCGTCAGAAAAAGAAAGGGTGTGAGCGTATGCCGGCAGGAGCGCCGAGAAAATGGAAAAGCGTAAAGGCGATGCAGGCGGCGATTGACGCTTACTTTAAGGCATGCGAGGGAGAGCCGTTTATCGGGGACGACGGATGCGCGGTGCGGGATAAGTGCGGGATACCTATCATCATAAACGCAAAGCCTCCGACGATCACGGGGCTGGCGCTGGCATTGGGCTTTACCGGACGGCAGGCGTTGATTGATTATCAGGCAAGGCCGGAATTCGCGGACACGGTCACGCGAGCAAAGGCGCGGTGCGAAGAATACGCAGAGGCGCGGCTGTATGACCGTGACGGCGCGAACGGCGCAAAGTTTAGTCTGAGCTGCAATTTTGGGTGGCGCGAGAAAGCGCCGGAGACAGACCGGCAGGAGATCGGCGTGGTGCTGATGCCGGAGGTAAAGACGGATGCCTGAAATCGTGTGGAAGCCGCAGGAGCGGCAGGCCGTATTTATGGCAAGGCCGGAGTATGAAGCCCTGTATGGCGGGGCGGCGGGCGGCGGCAAGAGCGACGCGCTGGTGATAGAGGCGCTGCGGCAGGTGCATATCCCCTGGTACAAGGCGTTGATCCTGCGCAAGACGTTCCCCCAGCTGCGGGAGCTGATCGACAAGACGTTGAATTATTACCCCCGTGCGTATCCAAAGGCGCGGTACAACGGCAGCAACCACACATGGCGTTTCCCCTCCGGCGCGCAGATTGTGTTTGGCAGCATGAACCGTCCGCAGGACAAGATCCAGTATCAGGGGCAGGCGTATGACTTTATCGCTTTTGACGAGCTGACGCATTTTACGCAGGAAGAATACGACTACCTCAAATCCCGTAATCGTCCCAACGGGGCGGGGACACGGGTCTATATGCGCTCCACCGCAAACCCCGGCAACATTGGGCATGGCTGGGTCAAGGAGCGGTTTATCACGGCGGCACCGCCGATGCAGCCCATCACGGAGGAGGCGGTGTGGTATACGCCGGACGGGAAAAAGCACACGGGGCAGCAGCAGCGGATATTTGTGCCGTCCTCTGTGTTTGACAACAAAATTTTGATGGAAAATGACCCGCTGTATGTGCAGCGGCTGGCCAGTATGCCGGAAGCGGAGCGGAATGCCCTGCTGTACGGAAATTGGGACAGCTTCGAGGGTCAGGTGTTTACGGAGTGGAAAAACGACCGGGAGCACTATCTGGACAGGAAAAACACCCACGTCATTGAGCCGTTTCGGATACCGGAGGACTGGGTGATCTGGTGCGGGCTGGACTGGGGCTATTCCCGCCCCTTTTCCGTGGGATGGTACGCGGTGGACAGAAACAGGCGGATGTACCATATCCGGGAGTTTTACGGCTGCAACGGGACGCCAAACCGTGGCGTGATGTGGGAGCCGACCAAGGTGGCGCAGGAGATAAGGCGCATCGAGGCGGATGATCCCAACCTGCGGGGGCGGGACATACACCGCGTGGGCGACCCGGCGATCTGGCAGAGCGACGGCACGGAAAGCGTGGGTGCGCTGATGGAACGGGAGCGTGTCTATTTTGAAAAGGGCGACCATGCACGGATCAACGGCAAGATGCAGATCCACCACCGGCTGGCGTTTGACGGAGACGGTGTACCGATGCTGTATGTGTTCGACACCTGCAAAAACTTTATCCGGACGGTGCCCAACCTGGTCTATGACCAGACAGACGTGGAGGACATCGACACGGACGGCGAAGATCATATCTACGACCAGTTGCGGTACGTCTGTATGAAAAACCCTATCGGGCCAAGAGATATGGGGCACATCGTGGAGCGGCCCTATTCGCCGCTGGACACGGAGGACGAGTACAGGCCCAGCCGGTACGCATTTTATCAGACCTATTAAGGGGGAAAAGGATATGGAGAGATACGGCATCCCCGGCATTGTGCCGGAGGACGGTATGCCGCCGGAGATGGCGGCGATGCTGCTGGAGCGGACGGACGACACGCCTACCATTACGGAAAAGGACGTGGAGCGCGGTATCGACCTGCTGACGCGGTACAAAAACGGCAAGGGCAATCTGGAAAGCCGGGTGGTCAACGATGAGCTGTGGTGGGAGCTGCGGCACTGGGAGGGCATCGGTCAGAGTAAAGCCAAGCTGGTGGACAAGAGCGGCAAGGAAGTCCTATCCTCCCCTCCCCAGCCAAAGCCTACGTCGGCGTGGCTGTTTAACACCATCCAAAACAAGCACGCGGACGCGATGGACAACTACCCGGAGCCGGTGGTGCTGCCCCGTGAGCGCAGCGACGAGCAGAGCGCCAAGACGTTGAGCCAGATCCTGCCGGTGGTGCAGGAGTACAACCATTTTGAGCAGGTGTACTCCGACAATTGGTGGGAAAAGCTTAAGCACGGCACGGCGGTGTACGGTGTGTTCTGGGACAGCCGGAAGGACAACGGGCTGGGCGACATTGAGATCCGGAACATCGACCTGCTGAACCTGTTCTGGGAGCCGGGGATCACGGACATCCAGAAGAGCCGGAATCTATTTATCGTGGATCTGGTGGACAACGACCTGCTGGACAGCGAGTACCCCCAGCTCAGGGGCAAGCAAAAGGGCAAGGTCGTGGACGTAAAAGAATACATCTACGATGACACCGTGGACACCAGCGAAAAGAGCGTGGTGGTGGACTGGTATTACAAGGTCAAGACGCCCAGCGGCAGGACGGCGCTGCACTACATCAAGTTTGTGGGGTCTACCCTGCTGTATGCCAGCGAGAACGATCCGGAATACCGAGAGCGGGGCTTTTACGACCACGGGATGTACCCTGTTGTGCTGGACGTGATGTACCCGGAAAAGGGTACGCCTATCGGCTTTGGCTATGTGGCGATCTGCAAAGACCCCCAGCTGTATATCGACAAGCTCAGTGCCAACATTTTGGAAAACGCGATGATGGCGACCAAAAAGCGCTTTTTCGTGTCGGAGAGTACGGCCATCAACGAGCAGGAGTTCATCGACTGGAACCGCCCTCTGGTACACGTCAACGGCGAGATCGGCGACCAGAGGATCAAGGAGATCGACACCAAGCCGCTCAGTGATATCTACGTCACGGTGGCGCAGATGAAGATTGAGGAAATGAAGGACACGGCGGCAAACCGCGACGTGAACTCCGGCGGCACCTCCAACGTGACGGCGGCAGCGGCGATTGCCGCCTTGCAGGAGGCCGGAAACAAGGCAAGCCGGGATATGATCTCCGCCAGCTACCGTGCCTACACCCAGATCAACACGCTGTGCGTGGAACTGATGCGGCAGTTTTACGATGTGAGCCGCAGCTTCCGCATTACCGGCGAGGGCAACGAGTATCAGTTCGTAGATTTCGACAACGCGGGCTTGCAGGATCAGGTGACCGGGCTGGATACGATGGGCAACGAAATGTACCGCAAGCCGGTGTTTGACCTCAAAATCAAGGCGCAGAAAAAGAATCCCTTTTCCCGCATGGAGCAGAACGAGCGGGCCAAGGAGCTGTACTCCCTGGGATTTTTTAATCCGGATAACGCGCAGGCCAGTCTGACGGCGCTGGAGATGATGGACTTTGAGGGCATCCAGACCGTGCGGGAAAAGGTGATGCAGGGGCAGACCCTGCTGAATATGCTGATGCAGATGCATGCGCAGATCTCCATGCTGACGGGCGCTATCCTGCCGCAGGAGGGCACTGGCGATGCACCGGCGCAGACTGGCGGCGGCGCACCTGCGGAGGCCACAAGCCAGCTTGCAAGCGGCATCATGGAGGCGCAGACGCCTATGACCGGCTACGGGCAGGCATTGGCAAAGCGGAGCACGCCCAGCCTATGACGGAGGTAACACTGCATCACGGGGACAGCTGCTCCGTGAGGTGCAAGGGACACGCCACGGGATACCCTGACGTGTGTGCGGCGGTAAGCTGTCTTTTGTACACGGCGGCGGGTTGGCTGCACAACACGCAGGAGGCGGAGCTGGTGCTGGAACGGCTGGACAGCGGGGATGCGTACCTGCGCTGGCACGGCGGGAGGTGGCTGTATGACCTGCTTAAAATCGGCTTTTTGCAGCTGGAAATGGCAAAGCCGGAGGCGATCTCCGTAAAAATCGAAAAAAAATAAAAATATTTTTCGTTTTAGGGGTGCGGGAGACCGCGCCCCCTTTCTATGATATAGATACTTCCTCCCTGCCTGCGCGGTGTGACGGCGGCAACGAGCCGCCGCCCGCCGCAAGGGTGGATGGGGAGCGCTGCACGGGAGCGATATGCCCGCGAATCAAAGGAGGAACAGATATGTACCTTTACAAGATTTCCCTCGGCCTCTTTGACGGCGAGGGCAGCGATGGGGCGACAGCTGCCACCGCACAGGGCGAGACACAGGCAAGCTCCGGTACCACCCGCCAGAGCAAATCGGGCGCACTGGCCAACGTCAAGTACGGCAAACAGGCGGAGAGCCAGACGGAAGTACAGTCCGACGCCGGGACTGATGATAAGGTGAAGGACGTGGAGACCACGTCCGACGCGCTGGAGGCCAAGAAAAAGGCTTTCCGGGAGCTGATCAATGGGGAGTATAAGGACCTGTACACCCAGGAGACACAGCGGATGATCGACCGGCGCTTCAAGGAGGCGCGGGAGACGGAGAAGCGGATGCAGTCCTACCAGCCGGTGCTGGATACGCTGATGGAGCGTTACGGCATCGCGGACGGGGACGCAAAGCGTCTGCTGGAGGCCGTGGACAACGACCACGCCTACTGGAGTGAAGCCGCCGAGGAGGCGGGCATGAGCGAGGAGCAGTACAAGGAGTTCCGCCGTCTGCGGCGGGAGAACGCCGAGCTGCTTCGCGGCCAGCAGATGCATCAGCAGGAGGCGCAGATCCGGGCGCAGAGCGAGAAGTGGTACATGGAGGCGGAGGCCATGAGGGGCAATCCCATGTACCAGAACTTTGACCTTGTGCAGGAACTGCAAAACGACGAGTTTGTGAACCTGCTGAAAGCCGGTACACCGATGGAGCACGCCTACAAGGTGCTGCACTTTGACGAGCTGATGGGCAACGCGGTACAGGCCGCTGCCGCCAGCACGGAGAAGAAGGTGGCCGACAACGTCCGGGCCAAGGGCAATCGTCCCAGTGAGAACGGCACCAGCTCCAACAGCGCGTTTGTTACAAAGACGGATCCCTCGAAGCTGACGAGAGCGGACTTTGAGGAGATCGAGCGGAGAGTAGCAAGAGGCGAGCGCATTTCCTTTTGACTTACGGCTCCGCTGCGATATGCGGAAAGGAGCTATTACATGAACAAAATTTACAACGACCTGTTCTTGATGCCGGTGGTGCTGAACCTGTTTGACGCATATACCAATACCACGCTGGACCCCGGTCTGAGCGACGAGATGAAGGTGTATTACTCTATGCGCCTCATCAACCTCGCCGAGCCGGAGCTGATCCATGACCAGTTTGGCCAGAAGCACCCCATCCCCAAGAACAGCGGTAAAACCATCGAGTTCAGAAAGTACGACAGTCTGCCCAAGGCGCTGGTGCCTCTGACCGAAGGTGTGACCCCCGCCGGTCAGAAGATGAGCATGGGCGTGATCCGCGCCACCATCAAGCAGTACGGCGGTTACATCGAGCTGTCCGATATTCTGGAGCTGACGGCCATCGACAACAACCTGGTGCAGGCCACCCGCCTGCTGGCATCTCAGGCAGGCCGTACCGCCGACACCATCACCCGCGAGGTGCTGGCTGGCGGCACCAACGTGGTGTACGCCGGTGGCGCAAAAGACCGTTCTGAGCTGGTAGGCGGCGACAGCACCGCCGAGAACAACAAATACCTGACGGTGGACGACATCCGCAAGGCTGTACGCGCCCTGAAGGTCATGAACGCTCAGAAGATCAACGGATACTTTGCCGGTATCATCCATCCCGACACCGCCTACGACCTGATGAACGACAAGAAGTGGGTGGATGTGAAGACCTACTCCGACCCCGATGGCATCTACGAGGGCGAGATCGGCAAGATCGAGGGTGTGCGCTTTGTGGAGACCACCGAGGCCAAGATCTTCCACGCCGCCCCCCTGAAGATCGAGGACGGCGGCGAGGCAAGCGCCCGCAACCTGACAGTGAAGAGCGCGGCCAGCAAGGTCATTACCATCACCGAAAAGCTCTCCGCCAATCAGGCCAAGGCGCTGACCGGCAGAGACATTCTGGTGGGCGGCGAGCTGCTGGAGGTGGCGTCCGCTGCTGCCGGTGCTGCCGGTGCTGCCACCATCACCGTGAAGACCGCGCCTGCCACTACGCCTGCCGACAGCACCGTGATTTATCCCGGCGAGGGCGGCGCAAATGGCCGCGATGTGTACTCTACCCTGATCCTCGGCGCAGACGCCTACGGCGTGACGGAGCTGGAGGGCGGCGGCTTGCAGCACATCGTCAAGCAGCTGGGTTCCTCCGGTACGGCTGACCCGCTGAACCAGCGTGCCACCGCAGGCTGGAAGCTGACCAAGGTGGCGGAGCGTCTGGTGGAGCAGTACATGGTGCGCATCGAATCCGCCTCTACCTTTGAGAGCGGCGCGATGAACTGACGGTAACGCGGAGGGGGTCATCCCCCTCCGCATACCAAAAATGCAAGGAGGAATGAGCATGGCTGACAACAAGAAGCAGAGAACTCCGGAGGAGATGGAAAAGGCGCTGGCAGCAGCCAATGAGGCGCTGGCGCAGGCCAAGAAGGAGGCTGAGGATGCCAAGGAGGCCGCGAAAGCAGCAGAGGCCGTTATGCGCGGCATGGCGGCAGGGGAAGCCTCCGACGACGGCATGGTGCCGTTCTGGGCGTTCAAGGATGATGATCGGTACAAGGACGATATCGTGGTGGGCTGGAACGGCAAGGTGTACCGCATCCAGCGCGGCAAGCACGTCCGCATTCCCCGCGAGGTGTACAACATCATCCGCCGCTCTATGGCACAGGACGCGGCGACGGCGGAGATGCTGGAGCAGAAGAGCCGGGAATATGAGGCGGTCAAGGCGCAGCTGAATTGACAACTGCATACTACCGCGAGACACGAAAATGGCTGTGACACGGCGCAGCAAGGCAAGAGGGGCGCTTCCTTTTTGACTTGCTGCGCCGTCTTTCAGCAGAAAGGACGTGAAACATGACAAGAACGATCCCGCTGAAAATACAGAATGAATACATCGCCGGTGACAAGGTGCTGATCGGCGCGGCGGGAAGCCACAACGATGTGGTGCTTCGGATGGAGTTCTCGCCTATGTGGGATGGGCTGGCAAAAACGGTACAGTTCTGCGACGCGCTGGGCGAGAACACCGTGGAGGTGCTGCTGGCTGCACAAATGCTGGAGAGCGGCACCACCAATGTCTACCTTGTGCCGGTGCCGAATGGAGCGAAAAAGTACGCGGGAGATATGGCGCTTGCCATCAAGGGCGCAGAGGCTTCCGGCGGCAAAGAGGCACGGGCGACTACGGCGGTATACGGCACCTTTACGGTGGGCGAAAGCAAGTGGAGCGGCAGCGCAGAAACGGAACAGGATGTGCCGCCTACACAGGCAGCGCAGATGCAGACACAGATCGAAGCGATCATCGGAACGATAGCGGATGCACGATCCGCCGCCGAAGATGCCGAAAAAAGCAAAAATGCCGCCAAACAAAGTGAAATCAGCGCGGCATATAACGCCAATGCCGCAAGAGAAAGCGAAACGAAAGCGGCGGCAAGCGCGGAAAGCGCCAGACAAGATGCCGTTTCAGCAAAAAGTGACGCCGTTTCAGCCGGACAGTCCGCAGCAAAGGCGGAAAGCGCCGTTGTGAAATACCCATATTTAGGCGGGGACGGATACTGGATGCTATGGGATCCGGAAAGCGGCAGCTTTTACAAAAGCAGCATCAGCGGAAAAGGAAAAACCGGCCCGACAGGAGCTACCGGGCAACAGGGCATCCCCGGCAAGGACGGCGCACCCGGCAAAGACGGTGCGCCCGGCAAGGACGGTGCGCCCGGCGAAAAGGGAGATACCGGCCCAGCTGGCGCAGTGGTAGAGGCGGATGGTATGTATGGTTTTCGGATCAATGAGACCGGACATCTGATCCTGTCTTATACGGGGAACGTACCGCCGAATCTCTCCATTAACAGCGCCGGTCATTTAATACTGACAGTGTAAGGAGGAACAAAAATGCCTGAAATTGATTTGGGACTGGTGGTCGGCCCAGCTGGCGCGCAGGGCGCGACAGGCCCAGCCGGTGCAGAAGGAAAACAAGGCGAACGAGGGCTTCCCGGCAAGGACGGTGCGCCCGGTGCGCAGGGCGACCCTGGGGCTGACGGGAAAAGCGCATACGAAACGGCATCTGCCAGTGGCTATGTCGGCTCTGAGGCGCAGTTTGGGCGCGACCTTGCAGATGTACAAAACGCCGTCAAGTACAATGCCCCGCAAACCCTGACCGATGCCCAGAAGGCGCAGGCTCGGTCAAACATCGGCGCACCTGCACCGTATACGGCGGGAGATGGTATCGCCATCAGCGGCAGCGTCATCGCTACCAAAGTGCAGCCCTGCAACCGGAACCTGCTGGACAACTGGTATTTCGGCAATCCGGTGAACCAGCGGGACGTCAGCGGCACCATCAGCAGCGCAGGGTATTTTCTGGACCGCTGGAAGCTGGTGAGCGGCAGCGTGACGATCAACACGGACGGCATCACGCTGAACGGAACCATGCAGCAGGTGTTGGAGACCGCGCCGGTCGGCACGGTGACGGCATCTGCCCTGACGCAGGCCGGAGTGGGCGAGGTGGTGCCGACTTACAACAGCGCAAACAAGACGGTCACAGTCACGGCGGCGGGGGAAAAACTCGTGGCCGTCAAACTGGAGTTGGGGACAGAGCAGACGCTGACCCATCAGAACAGCAGCGGCGCGTGGGTGTTGAACGAGATGCCCGACTACGGCGAGGAGCTGACCAAGTGCATGCGCTATCTCCAGATCATCTCCACGCCCTACGACACCTCCGGCAACGGTGTGGCCATCGGGTACGCCAACAACACCGTCGACCTGTGGGTACCCATCCCACTGGCTGTGCCAATGTGCATATCGCCCACGCCCGCCATCCCCACCGGCGGCGTCGCGCTGTTCAAGGTGGGAAAGACCTCCGGCAGTCCGAAGGACGTCACCAGGGTCACAGGCGGCTGGGCGATGCAAACCGGCGGGGCATGCAGCGTGCGGAGCCTGATCTTTGCGGCCAGCGGCCTGACGGCGGGCGAGACCTACGCCCTGTTCATGCGGCAGGGGGCGCAGATCGTGTTCAGCGCGGAGCTGTAGGAGGTGACCTGATGGAAGTGTGGACGCAGGTGGCGGTGCCGCTTCTTGTGGCACTGTTGACCTCCACCGCCCTGTGGGGCGTGGTGAGCAAGGTGATCCTCAAGCGGATGGAGCTGACGGCCAAGCGCAGCAAGGCAGACGATGCGGAGCGGAAGATGCTGGTGGGGCTTGCCCACGACCGCATCATCCACCTCGGCATGGTGTACATCGAGCGGGGCTACGTCACACAGGACGAGTATGAGAACTTGCAGGTGTATCTCTATGAGCCGTATGAGGAGATGGGCGGCAACGGCAGCGCACGGCGCGTCATGGAGGAAGTTCGGAAGCTGCCCATTCGGTGAGGCAAAAATGGAACAGGCCGACAGGCCGGAAAGGAATTTGTTATGAAGCTGAACAACAAGGTATACGACATCCTCAAGTGGTTGGTCATCATCGTTATGCCCGCCGTGGCCACGCTGTACGCGGCGCTGGCGGCGGTATGGGCGTGGCCCTATGCCGACGAGGTGGTGACCACTATCACCGCCGTGGACACGTTCCTCGGCGCGGTGCTGTGCATCAGCACGGCACAGTACCACAAGGAGGCTGGCAGCAATGACTAAAAGGGTGTATCTGTCCCCCAGCGACCAGCGAAGCAACAGCTATGCGGTGGGCAACACCACAGAGGCCATCCAGTGCGGGCGCATTGCCGAGGCTTGCAAGGCCGCTCTGGAGCGCTCCGGTGTGGAGGTCATGCTGGGGCAGTACGACACCATGCAGAACCGTGTGGCGGCGTCCAACCGCTTCAAGGCCGACCTGCACGTCCCCATCCATTCCAACGCCTGTAACGGAAAGGCCAGCGGTACGCATCTGTTCTGCTACAGCTCCGATAAGGCAAGCGCAGGGTACAAGGCGTGTAAGGCTGTGATGGATGTACTGGGACCCGTGACGCCGGGTGCGCCGGACGTTATTCGCGCTTATCCAAGCCTGTACGAGGTGAAGCACCCCGCCGCGCCAACGGTATACATCGAGGTAGATTTCCACGATGTGGTCCACATCGCGGAGTGGATTATTAACCATACGACGCTCATCGGTGAGACCATCGCCAAGGGCCTCTGCGCGGCGCTGGACGTGCCGTTTGCGGCGAGGGATGATGCGGAGCCAGCCCCGTCACCTGCACCTGCCGAAACGGTTTCTGTGGCTGTGCGCGTGCTGCGTCGCGGCATGGATGGCGCAGATGTCAAGACCTTGCAGGCGGCGCTGATCGCCTACGGGTTCTCCTGCGGCTCTGCCGGTGCGGACGGCGACTTCGGCGGCGGCACGGAAGCGGCGCTGAAGAAGTTCCAGACCAAGTACGGCCTCGGCGCTGACGGTATCGCTGGAAAGGGAACTTGGGGCAAGCTGCTTGGGGTGTAAGGAGGTGCGGCATGACAGTAACGGGAACGATCTCCAAGGCGGATGAGCTGCGGATGAATACCATCAGCGACGAGCAAAAGGCGGCGTGGGTGATGGGACTGGATAAGGAGATCGCAGAACGGATATGCACAGAATCTCGCGTACACGACTGGCCCACGGGGGACGGGGAGCTTCTGCTCCCTCCCCCCTATGACCGGGTATATGTGCTGTATCTGTGCAGCCAAATTGACTACTACAACAACGAAACAGCGCTGTACGGCAACGACAAAGCCGTGTATGACGAGGCGCTGGGTGAGGCGCTGGCGTGGTGGCGGCGGAACAACTGCCCTGCGTATGGCGGAAGTGTGCAGGTGATGTGATGCGAATGCCGGAATTGCCGTATGATCTGCGGCCAAACAAAGTGGATATTGTACAGATGCGCGGCATCAACTGGTCAGATGCGCTGAAAGACGGCGATTTACGGGATAGCCTGAATGTGTCTGCCAGACGGTGGCCCTATATTACCACGCGAAAAGGCCGCGTGAAAAAAGACCCCTATAAGAACGCCACGGCAATGACGGCATGGGGAAAGCTGGTCGTGGTACAGGGGACATCTCTGCTGTATGATGGGAAAAAGATCGGGACAGTGACAGCAGGGCAAAAGCAGTTCGCCGTGATCAACACGAAGATGGTGATATGGCCGGACAAGGTGTATCTGGATATTAACTCCAAAAAAATAAAGCCGCTGGCGGCGACGGTGACGGGAAGCAAAGCCAAGTTTACGAAGAATAAAATGACGGTAAGCGGGTGGACGGACCTGACAACGCTTTTCAAGGCGGGCGACGGAGTTACGCTATCCGGTTGTGTGACGCAGAGCGCGAACAATAAGGATTTTGTGATCAAAGCCGTCACTGCCAAGGAAATCACCGTGGCAGACAATACCTTTACAGAGGCGACGGAAACCAGCACAAGCATCAAGATAGAGCGAAAAATTCCGGATCTTGATTTTATCTGCGAAAGCGAAAACCGGTTATGGGGGTGCAACAGTACAACACAGACACTGTACGCCAGTGCGCTGGGAGACCCCACCAACTTTTATGTGTACGAAGGACTTTCAACGGATTCCTATACGCTGGCGGTCGGCACGGATGGAAAATTTACAGGATGCTGCAAGCTCAGCTCTTCCGTGTTGTTTTGGAAGGAAACAAAACTGCACAAAATGCTGGGCGGCTATCCGGCAGAATATTCCATGTACACTTACGAGCTGGAAGGTCTGCAAGATGGGTGTCACAAGAGCCAGCAGGTCATTAACGACACGCTGTTTTACAAAGGGCCTCACGGGGTGTACGCCTATTCCGGCGGTACGCCCACGCTGATCAGTGAGAATTTCGGCGAAAAAGTTTTTTCGGACGCGGTGGCAGGAAACGACGGAGACAGATATTACCTGAGCGTAAAAGACGGTGACACAAGCCGCCTGATGGTGTACGAGACCAAAACAGGCATTTGGGTGCTGGAGGATGAGACAAAGGCGGTAGATTTTGCGCGGCTGGGTCGGCAGCTTTATATGCTGGACGGCAGCGGAAACATTTATCTGCTGGATGGAGAGGAAACGCCGCAGACGCAGATGTGGATGGTGCAATTTGCGCCGATGTATGAAACGCTGAACGGGAAAAAAGCGTATTCACGGATGCTGATGCGGGTGGAATTGCCGGTGGGAAGCTATGTGATCGTCAAAATGCGCTGCGATGGAAAGCCGTGGAAGGAGTGCGGAAGACTGATCGGACGCGAGGTCAATGTGACGCGGATGCGGTTTGCTGCAAACCGTTGCGATAAATTTGAGCTTCGGTTGGAGGGAAAAGGCCCGTGCGCGGTTCTCGGTATATCCAGAGAATTTATTTTGGGGAGTGATGTGACGTGATCGTATTTCCGGAGAGCCTAAACGCTATACCAAAATCAGACCCTGAGACTGCGTTCCAAATCATCGAGGATTATATCAGGTATATGTGTCAGCGGACAGATTGGGCCATCAGTAATGTTGGCAAAACAGTCAGTGCGGCAGGCGTTTCCAGTGCCGAGATTTACATTTTGCTGACTGCGCTTCAAAACACAGTGTCCGCATTGCAGAGCACAGTGAACAGCCACAGTGCCAGCATATCTGCACTGCTGCAAAGCGTTACGACACTGAGCAATGACCAAACTGCGCTGGCTGGCCGCGTGACGGCACTGGAACAGCGCGTGACGGCACTGGAAAACAACAACACGGAGGGCACATAATGGATATCAGAAAAAAATACGACGATATTGGGAAGAAAAAAACCACACTGCCGTCTTTGGCAAATGCCATTGAGAAATCTTGGGGGGTCGGCCCCTACAACATTGGCAACATCAACGGCTCCCGGAGCACCATAACGCCCACGCCAAGCATTGCAGGGGCCGTTTCCGGTGCAGCACCTCGGAACTATTCAACCACGGGACCGACCGCAGCGGTTACTGGTGCGATTACCGGCGCTATTCCGCGAACACCGAGCGGGCTTTCCCCGGATGCTGTTCTTGCCGGGGCGATCCGTGGCGGCGCAGGCATTGCCTTCTTGCCGACGGATACCGGCAGAGGCGGGGCATCCAGCGGCGGATCTTACGGATCGAATCAGCAGGTAACCCTCCCCGCCAGCATTGACGAGCTGCCCACCTACAACAGCGAGTACATGGACACGCTGAATGAGTTGGCCAAACAGCTGATCAGCATGAACTACGATGACTGGACAAAGGGCAGTCAGTATCAGGCGTTGGCTGACCGGTACGGGAATACCGGGCGGATGAGCATGCAGGACGTTCTTGGTCAGGTGGCCAGCCGCACCGGTGGCCTTGCCTCCAGCTATGCCACCACGGCGGCGCAGCAGCAGTACAACCAGTACATGGCACAGCTGGAAGAGGTAGCGCGGCAGATGTACTCGCAGGATCGAAGCGATTTGCTGGACAACGCCAACCTGTACCGCAATCTGGCCAACGACGAATATGACCGGTACAGGGACAGCTTGGCTGATTATAACGCGCAGAAGGCAGCAGCGCAGGCAGCGGCAAGGTCGTCAGCGCAGACGAAGGCCAATTCTGCGGATTATCAATTTGATTTTACCGCAGGGACCGGGCCGCGCATCGAAAATTCCGGCAACAAGGTAAAGGCGACAGGCAGCGGCGTTGCTTCTTTCAGCGACATACAGAGAACAATAAGTGGGCGGCTGTATGCCGGGGATGCCGAGGGAGCGGCGCAGTTGGTAGAATCTGTGTGGGATGACCTTAGCTCGAAACAAAAACAGGATATTAAGAAAATGGGCTTTAACGTTTCTGATTAGGAGGCCGTATGAAGGTAACTTACGTTGGGAATACCGAACGAAACGGGAAAAAGCGAAAAGTAACATATACCGGAACGCTTGGCCCCTCTGCAGCGCAGGATAGGCGCGGCCCAAAGGCCACATATGTCGGTGTTGATACGAGCAAAGGCTCCTCTGACGGCGTTGCATGGCATACGGACAAGGCTGCAATGCAGGCAAACAAGGAATATTTCAGCTCCAAAAAGCAAAACGACTACAATATTTCCGCCCTTGGCGCGGGGAATTATGGTGCGGACAAGCAGGCCAACGAGGGGTACAACTATGGAAAGGGCCTGCTGAAAGCGGGAGGCATGGGTCTTTCGGCTATCGCACGAGATGTGACCACGCCGCTGGCCCTTGGAGAGCGCACGGTGGCCAAGGGCTGGAACGCGCTGTTTGGAAATATCGCACCGATGAACGAGCGCGGTTTTTTCAACGCATGGGACGAGAATATCGCTCTCGAACAGGAGGGGCTGCAGCAGAAGTACGCGGAAAACACCGCCAAGGGTGGCCAGTATGCGGAGAAGGGGGAGAATCTGTTGGCGTCTGCGGTGGAGGCGCTGCCCTCGCTGGCCATCGCCTTCGCCTCCGGCGGCACCAGCGCGGCGGCAAAGGCGGGCACCTTGGCAGCGCAGACGGCGGCCAAGAGTTCCCCGGTGCTGGTGCAGACGCTGAAGAATGTGGCGGCGGCACGGGCCAAGGACCCCAACTATCTCTCCAGCGCGGCGCAGATCTTTTCTCACAGCTACAACGACGCAAAGGAGGAGGGAGTGGACGACAAGCGGGCCGCGCTGTACGCCATCGGGAACGCGCTGCTGGGGTCGGAAATCGAGATCAGCGGCGGTATCCAAAACCTGCCAGGAAAGGTGGCGAACCAGGCGGCGTGGCGGACGCTGGTGAACACCATGCTGGACGAAGGCAAGGAGGAGGTGCTGCAAGGCATCATCGACCGAACACTGCAAAATGCAGTATATGATGCCGATAATCCGTATTTTGGCGTAAACGAAAACGCGATTTTTGATCCGGGAACCGCTGCCGAAGAGTTTGCCGGCGGCGCGATCGTCGGTGGATTGCTGTCCGGCGGCACAATGGGCGTGAATGCCCTTGGCAACCGTGTGGCGTATGGCGCGGCAAAAGCGCAGTACAACCGAGATGTGCAGCAGAACACCGCGCCGGAGATGAACGCAAAGTCTGCGGAGGCGGTGGAGGCTGTGACGCGGGGCGAGACCATCACCGGCAATCAGGCGGCGGCTATCGCCCGTGACCCGGTGGCGGTGGAGGTGCTGGAGCAGCGCACCGGCGTGAAGCTGGACACGGACAAACCGATCAGTCAGGTAAAACGGGACATTGCGGGGCTTGCAAGCCGCGAGGTGACGCAGGAAACGCAGAGGGCTACACCTCCCTTCCCTGCTGCGCAGAAACGCACAGAGAAGCGCGTAGGCGGCTTTTTGGAAAACGGGCAAAAGGCGTATCAGGAAATGAGCCGGACGGCAGAGGACGCACCTTCCCTGTATGCAGGATTTTCCAGCGTGTACAACGCGGGACTGAACGGCATCGAAGCGGACAAGGCCAAGGGCAAGTACGCGGCGATGCTGACGCCGGAGCAGCGGTACGCGGCGTACAATGCTGGGCTGGAGGACGCACGGGCGCAAGTGGCACGGGAGAACGCGGAGGTAGCGTCCGTGACAACCACGGCGGGTGCCGGTCTGGCGGACAACGAGTACAGCCGGTATCTGATCGCAGCAAAGAAGGACACCGCCGCCACGCTGAACACATGGGGCAAGAAGCTGGGCGTCCGGATCGAGATCGTGGATCAGGTGCTGGGCGGCAGAGCCAACGGCCAGTACATCAAGGAGCAGAATCTCATCCAAATCGCCGCTGACAGCGGCAAGCCGCTTTTGAACGTGACCGCTCATGAGATCACCCACCGGATGCAGGACTTGTCCCCCTCTGAATACCGGAAGTTCCGGCAGGCGGCGGTGGAGTACAAGATGCGGGAAAACGGTGCGGACACAGAGGCGGAGATCGTGGAGCGGTACATGGAGACGGCGGAGCAAGAGGGCGTGACGCTGACGCGTGACGAGGTGATGGACGAGCTTGCGGCGGACTTCGCCGGTGATATGCTGGACGACGCAGACCTGTTTGCCAAGTTCGCCAAGGAAAACCGGACGGCGGCACAGAAGCTGCTGGACAGCCTGAAGGAGTTTCTCAACAAGGTCAGGGGCCTGTTCACCGGCAAATACCGCGACATGGCGGCGCAGGAGGCATACGGCAAGGACTTTGCCGAGCTGGAGGACATTGCAAAGCAATGGCAGACGGCCTTTGACGCGGCGGAACAACGTGTTATAATGAAAACAGAAAGCACTTTTACGGAGGGAACAGAGTATGAGCGAAAAGGACGAGCTGGTAAAGAAGCTTATGGACGCGGCGAAGGAGAAGGGAGAACAACCGGACGAGGAGAAGATCAAACAGTTCGCGGAGAGTTTTCTCCTTCTTCTGAACGATACGGAGAAGTAAGTGCGGATTTTGGAGAAAAACCTTATCGCGCGTGGGTGAACGGCAATACCGTTACACCTGCTCCCGGAACAGTGTCTTATGACGCACAGGAGACGGCAGTTGCGTTCCGCGTTCCCAGTTTTGTTGTTTCTGATGCTGCGTGGGTAAAAGAACGAGGCGCAAATGCGTCCCCGGCTTTTTCTGTACATGGTCAAATCTTTTTCAGGGAAACCGCCCCTGAACGAAACAGGGGCATGCTGGCCCCGCATGAGATCATGCACGTCATGAGACAGGTGAATTTTGAACCGTACATCGAGTTTATTGAGCACACACCCGACCTGCTTAATTTCAGTGACACTGTTACGCAGATACTTTTGGAACAAGTAGCAGATCATCAGGGTGCGACGCTTGAAACGGCAGACCCGGCCAGACTGTATGATGAATTTAATGCCACCGTGTATGGGCATATTGCAACCGGACAAACGGAACTGTTTACAGATGGTGTTGGGAGAAACGTGTTTCACGATTTCCATGCGTATGTGCAAGAAATCAATTCCATCTATGAACAGTTCAAAGGTCGGGGCGAGAATGTCAAGCCGCAGTTTTCACTGAAAGCGCCTGTGGAGGAGACAAAAAACCTGCTGGCGCTGCATAACCTGACGGAGAAAAATCTGCTGGACGCTGCAAAACTGGGTGGACTGCCTATGCCGAGTATTGCCATCGTAAAGGCAGACGAAGGTCACGGCGAGTACGGCGACATTTCGTTTGTGTTCAGCAAGGATACCATTGACCCGCAGCTGTTCCGCAGCAACAAGGTGTACGGTTACGACGCATGGACACCTACTGCCCCGCGAATTGAGTACGAGGTAAATGAGAAATCCGCCAAAAAAATCCACGACCTGTTTTACCGCATGGAGCGGGCGAAAGGCAGGAGCTTTGCAGACCCCTTATATTCCGCGGCAAACACGCTGGAGGATGAGCTGAACCGGAAGGGCGGCGTAGATAAAGTTGTCGGGGCTATGCGCGATGATCCGCGCGTGATGAACATTTACCTCGAAGACACTGGGCGCGGTGCCGTGGAGAATGTAATAAAGCGCGAAGTCACACGCATGGACGACAACCAGCAGGAAATGGCATCGTTCTTGATCCGTGAGTTGGGAGACGGCGTTGTAAGTGATTTCCGCGCAAAGGGCGGCGAGTCGCCTATTGCGGCAAGAAAACTGTGGTTTAAGGAACACGGCGAAGCGCTGAATGCCGCGCTGCAAAAATACTACGAAAAGCTGGGGCTTCCTGCAAAGGATGCGGCTGATGTGGTAAATGCAGAAACCGTTGCGGCAAAGACGCGGTATATGTTGGATACGCGGAAATATCTGGTCGGTAACACGGAGACTGTGACGGAGGAAGTGGACAGGGATGCCACCAACAAAGCCATCCGCGACAAGGTAAACCAGAAGGAGTATGAGCAATGGCTGGATGATCTGTTTGACGGAGTTGTAAAAAACGAGGGCATTTACAACGGAACGGACTACTATACATCCTCCGGCAATCGCAGGAGTTTTTCGGCAACGCACTATGAGATAACGCTGGAAAACATTGTTAAAGCAATGAAGCAAGGCGATCAGAAGGGCGCGAATACATTTTTTGGCGGTCAGGCAATTTGGGGTGTTGCGTCAAAGGATTACGGCTCTATTGCTGACATCAAAAGAGATTCCGGGCGTTTGCAGAAAATGACCGAAGAAGAATACAGTGCTATCCGGCAGAAGTATTCTGAACGCCTTGCGGAGTTGACCAACGAGATTAAGGATCCTGCAGCAAGGAATGAGTTTATCGCATCAGACGATGCGGCGTCGGCTATTGTAGAGACGCTGCGTACAAAACGGACTGTAGCGGCTATTGACAAAGAACTTCGTACTTACCCCACGCTGCAAATTAAACCGGACACAGCGGAAAAAGTGCTGCGGTTGGCACAGGATATTTCCAATATGCCGACGGGGTATTTTGAGGCGAAGCCACAGAGAGCCGTTGGATTTGATGAGGTGTTGGCGGCGGTCATCCCTAACGATACCAGCGCAGAGGTAAAGGCAGCGTTGGAAAACGCCGGTGTTAGGATGATCGAATACGCAAGCGGCGATGAAAAAGCCCGACTGGATGCCGTCAACAGCGTGGAAAATGCGAGGTTTTCTCTGAAAGCAACGGCGGAGGTGGAGCGCGAGGCGCGGGATCTCAAGAAGGAGCGAAACGCGCTGGCCAAGCAGAACGAGGCGCTGAAGCAGCGGGTACAGGAGCTGAAAGGCGAGATGCGCATCAGCAAGGAACCGTCCGTGGTGCTGCGGGACGTGAAAAAGCTGGGGCAGAATCTTATCCGCGAGTACGGCAGCGATGTGAAATACGCGGACGTGCAAAGCGAGATGGACGCGCTTGCCAAGGCTGTGATGAAGCGGGACGTGACGATGGAGGATCTGATGCCCCACGCCAAGGCCGTGGCGGAGGCCATTGTGGACAACACCTCTGAGCTGACGGAGTACGGCGCGGAGCTGCTGGAAATTCGGGACTATTTGAAGCGGCAGACCATCCAGTTCGGCGGGGACATGGCAAACTACGGCGATTTCCGAAAGAGCCATATGGGAACGCTGAAGCTGAACAAGTCCAACGGCACGCCCGTGGACACCGTGTACGGCGAGTTGGCGGAGATGTTTGGCGAGGGCTATTTCCCCAGCGACGTGTATACCGAGGCGGACATGCTACTGCAAATAGGTGACGTGCTGGACAGCATGGACACCATCTATGAAAACCCCTTCGACAGCTACCGTGATGCAGCCATTCAGGAGATTGCCAACGACATCATTGACGGAATGATCTCCGATCAGGTGCGGCAGAAAAAAACGTATGCGGACAGGCGGGCACTGGAAAAGCAGGAGGCCGTGGGCCGGGTACGCGAAATGCTGACGAAGGAGCGGGAAAAGCGCCGGGACATGGTAAAGCGCATGCGGCGGGAATACAATGAAAAGACCCAAAAGGGACGGGAGAAGCGGTATGCCACGGAGATGCGGGCAAAGATTGCCAGACATACCGGGGCTATTTCAGAAAAACTTCTGCGCCCCACGGACAAGAAGCACGTCCCGGAGGAACTGCGCGTAGTGGTGGCGGCCCTGCTGCGGAATATCAACCTGGAGAGCGCGTACAGCTACGACGAGAACGGACGGCCAAGGAAAAACGCGGACGGCGATCCCACCCAGCGGACATTGGCGGCGGAAAAGCTGAAAAAGGCATACGAGGACATCATTGAGCGGGAGGGGAATATCGTAGTAGATCCCGACCTGCTGGACAGCGGCGGGCTGCTGGACCGTCTGGCGGCTTTGGGAGACAAGCGTATCGCTGACATGAATGTGACGGAGCTGGAGGCCGTGTGGAACACGGTGCGTGCGATCGAGACCACGCTGACCAGCTACGACCGGACGCTGGCCAATCAGAAGTACGCACGGACCAGCGAGTGGGCGGAAAGCCTTATGATGGGCAGCATGAGCCGGAAGCGGCGAAACCGGAAAATTTCGCTGGACATGGCAGATCCGTATACGTTCTTCTCTGCCTACGGCGACGGCGGCATGCAGGTATACCGAACGCTGCGGAACGCGCAGGACCGAGAGCACGTGATGCTGATGGAGCTGCGGAACGCGGCGAAAAAGTTTCTGGATGCGGACGTGTATAAAAACCGGGGTGAACGGCACACCTTCACCACCAGCCGTGGTGTGGAGCTGACGCTGACCACCGACCAGATCATGAACCTGTACAATCTGGCGCGGCGCGGTGAACAGGCTATGCACCATCTGACGGTGGGCGGCATTGTGCAGCCGGAGATCCAGCGGAACGGTAAGTTGAAGGCGATCCCGCGCGGAAACGACAACATTCTGCTGACGGAGGAGGACATCAAGGCCATCACCTCCGTGCTGACGCCTGAGCAGATCAAAGTGGCAAACGGTCTGCAAAAACTGGCAAGCACAAAACTGGCGGAGTGGGGCAACGAGGCCAGTATGCAGGTCTACGGCTACCGTAAGTTCAAGGAGGAGAATTACTGGCCCATCAAGGCTGCAAAGGATGCGGTGGCCTCCAGCGTGGAGAAGGACGCGGACAACGCACGGTCGATCAAGAACATGGGCAGCGCAAAGGCCCTGACCCCCAATGCCAGCAATGCGCTGGACATCGGCGGCGCGTATGACGTGTTTGCGCAGAACGCCAGCGATATGATCAAGTATGCCACACTGTTGGCTCCAATGGAGGACATCAACCGTCTGTACAACTACCGGTACAGGGACAGCATGGGCAACCTGACCGGGAAGAATGTGCGGCAGGTCCTGTCCGGCGTGTACGGCGACGCGGCCCAGAGCTATTGGCGGAACCTGATGCGGGATGTGCAGAACGGCATGGTAAAAAGCGCCAGCTCTACCACAAGGACCGTGGAACGCATCGTGGGCAATACGAAAGGCGCAGCGGTTGGCGCGAACCTGCGTGTGATCATCCAGCAGCCTACGGCATACTGTCGTGCGGCTGTGGTGCTGGAGCCGGAGAACATGACAAAGGGCCTTACGAAAGGCGCGACGGCTGGGAACGGATGGGACAAGGCCAGAAAGTGGGCGGCTATTGCGGGGATCAAGGATACATCCGGCTTTGACCAGGGCAGCCGGTACACCATTTCGCGTGAGGTATACGGTTCAGACGGAAACGTGCGGGAATGGCTGAACGACAAGAGCATGGCACTGGCCGGAAAGGCCGACGCGGTGACGTGGGGCAAAATCTGGAACGCCTGCGAATGGCAGGTGGCAGCAAACACAAACACGGAAGTAGGCAGCGATGCGTATTACCGGCAGGTGGCGGAGCTGTTCACGGATGTGATCGACCAGACGCAGGTGGTGGACGGCGTTATGCAGCGCACGCAGATCATGCGGGACAGCGACGCATTGACGCGGCAGGCCACGTCTTTCATGGGTGAGCCGCTGAAAAGCCTGAACGTCCTGATGCGGGCCTACGACGCATGGGTGTATGAAACGAATCCGCATAAGCGCAGCAAGGCGCTGAAGCAGCTGAAGCGGTCTGTAGGCGCATTGCTGGTGACGGACGTGGTGACCGCACTGGCGCAGTCCATTGTGGACGGCCTGCGGGACGATGACAAGGATAAGAACTGGGCGGAACGTATTCTGGAAGCATTTACCGGCTATTCCGGTGATGAAAAAAATGCGGGCGAAGCCGTGAAAAATGTTGTGCTGGGGGGAAACCTTATTAGCAACATAAATCCGGTAGGCCGTATTCCGTACCTGAAGGACATTTTGTCTATCTTGCAGGGCTACACCGTTGACCGTATGGATGCAGCGGCGGCAGACGATATTATCAGAACGTCCAAAACCTTTATCAAGGGCTTGGGCGGGGATTCAAAAACCACCACGGCCTACAACCTGAAACAGGTCATGCTCATGTGCAGCAAGGTTTTTGGAATCAGCGTTGGGAACATGGGGCGCGACATGTGGTCTATCGCTCGCAGCATCGCAAACGACACAGGGAATGTGCGGGTAATGTTTGAGATGGAAAAAGCGATCTATCGCATGGACAGGAGCGCCGGGAACCGAAAACGGTGGTGCGAGCTGCTGTACCGGGCGCAGAAAGACAAAGACACCGAGACGGCGCGGCTGATCTATAAAGAGATGCTGGAGCACGGATATGAGGAGTCAGACGTGCGACAGGGCGTGGAGGCCATCATGAAAAATGAGCAGGGCGTCGAGTCCGTGAAGGAATTGAAAAACCGGTGGCGAGCACCGTAAATCAAGGAAAGGAGCAACGGGCGATAGGGCAACCATCCTATGGCACCATCCCGCCGCAAGGCGATCCGCAAGCCTGCGTAAAGCAGGATGAACCAGGAGCACCGTGAAATACGGGCTATGCTGCATAGCATGGCACCCAAGAGAGCTATCGCGTGGATCCAATCTTTTGACTTGCCGCAGGAGGAGGCACAGTGTATCGCGGAATGCGACGTGCGGGGACGAAGCTGCGTGGAGCAGGCGTTCCGTATGAACGTATCGGTTGACGGCGTAAAGCGCCGCCGCCGTACCGCATACAAAAAAATGGCCGACGGCCTGAGAGCAGAAAAAAGACACACCGTGTAGGTGTGTCTTTTTTTCTTTCCTGCTGCACATGGAACGCAGGAAAGGAATCAGGGTATTTTTATTGTAATGCGCACAAGTGGGAAACGCAAGAAAAATCGTTCGACAAAAAACGACACGCACTTTTTCGCCCTTTTATTGACGCTTTCTCCGGCGATATCTGCCGTATGCTGGCGGTAAAGAGAGGTGGTCGTGATGTTCGTATGGTATAACCCGAATCCCTCCGGCAAGAACGTGGGAGACTGTCCTGTTCGCGCGATCTGCCGCGCCACGGGGCAGGGCTGGCATGAGACGTATGTGCAGCTTTGTATGCAGGGGCTGGCACTTGCGGATATGCCCAGCGCCAACACCGTGTGGGGCGCGTATCTCAAGAAACTGGGCTTTACACGGCATATTATCCCGGATGACTGTTCGGACAGCTATTCCGTGAGTGATTTTGCAATGGATCACCCGCGTGGTACATATCTGCTGGCGCTGGTGTCCCATGTGGTGTGCGTGATAGACGGAGACTGGCACGACACATGGGATTCCGGAGCCGAAACACCCTTGTATTACTGGGAAAGGACGGATGAAGCATGAACTATCCATACTACGGAAACCCCTATATGTCGCCGATGCAGGACAACCTCGCCCAGCTGAGGCAGCAGCAGATGCAGGCCATACCGCCGATGCCGCAAAATCCTCTGCCGCAGAGCGGCGTGCAGTGGGTATCCGGCGAACAGGAGGCAAGAAGCTGGATGGTCGCGCCCAATGCGGCAGTTGCGCTGTGGGATTCGACGGCTCCCACGGTGTATCTGAAACAGGCCGATGCAAGCGGCAAGCCGACGCTCAAGGTGTATGACCTTGTGGAACGGCTTGCAAGCGCTCCTGATACGCAGAAAGCGCCCACTGCGGAATATGTGACCCGTAAGGAGTTCGACGCGCTGGCGGCGCTTGTGAGCGAAATGAAGGGCAAGAAGCGCAAGGAGGAAAAGAGCGATGAATAATCCGTTTTTCGGTGCAATGGGCGGTGGCAACGGCTTTATGCAGATGGTGCAGCAGTTCAAGCAGTTCAAGGCGAATTTCCAAGGCGACCCAAAAGCAGAGGTGGAAAAGCTATTGCAAAGCGGCAAGCTCACGCAGCAGCAGTTGAACCAGCTCCAGCAGATGGCGAAGCAATTTCAAAGTCTGATGGAATAAGCAAAACGTAAGACGAAACGTAAGACGAAACGTAAGACAAAACGTAACTTGTTTCTTGATCGTGGCCGCGATTCAGATAAATTACATCAATAAAAAGGAGTGATACTATGTCTCTTTCCGAGGGTATGCCCACCATGACCATGCCTGTGGCCCCTGCCAATGGCAGCGGTAACGGCTTTGGCTTTGGCGGTGACGGCGCGTGGTTCCTCATCATCCTGTTCCTGTTTGCGTTCTGCGGCTGGGGCGGCAATGGCTGGGGCAACAACGCTGGCAATTCCGGCGGCGTGGTGGACGGCTATGTGCTGGCCTCCGACTTCTCCAACATCGAGCGCAAGATGGATCTTATCAACGGCGGGCTGTGCGACGGCTTCTATGCCGTGAACAACACGCTGTTGACCGGCTTCGGCAATGCCGAGCTGTCCCGCGCCAACCAGCAGGCCGCACTGATGCAGCAGCTCAGCGCTATGCAGATGCAGGCGGCAAACTGCTGCTGCGAGAACAGAGCCGCCGTTGCGCAGGTGCGCTATGACATGGCGACGCAGGCGTGTGACACGCGGAACACCGTGCAGAACGCCACCCGCGACATCGTGGAGAACCAGAACGCCAATAGCCGCGCCATCCTGGACTTCCTGACCAACTCCAAGATGCGCGATCTGGAGAGCGCAAATCAGGAGCTGCGTCTGGCCGCGTCTCAGGCTGCGCAAAACAACTACCTGATCTCCCAGCTGCGGCCTACGCCCATCCCGGCATATGCATCCTGCAACCCGTGGGCTGGCAGCTACACCGGCTGCTCCGGCTGCTCCGGCTGCTGACAACTGCATAGGAATCTATTTCCAAAACGGAAATTGTTCAGCTCCGGGCTGATATTGAAAGGCGGCGGGGCAATAGCTCCGCCGTCTGCATTTTGAAAGGAGTGAGTATTTTGGCTGAATACGTAAATACCAACATCGTTTCTGTTCCTGCCGGACAGAATGTGCCGCTGACGGAAACTGCCGTTGCAGGCAAGTCCTGTATCGTACACCGCGAGGGCAGCGGGCAGGTGTTCCTGCGCGGCCTGACAAACCAGTGTAAGGCACGGTTCCGCGTGTCCTTCGGCGGAAACATTGCCATCCCCACAGGCGGCACGGTGGGTGCAATCTCCGCCGCGCTGGCTATTAACGGTGAGCCGCTGACCAGCGCCGTGGCGACAGTAACGCCCGCCGCCGTGGAGAACTATTTCAACATCTATGTCGCTGCCAACGTGGACGTGCCGAAGGGCTGCTGCGTAACGGTGGCGATGGAGAACACCAGCGCTCAGGCGATCAGCTTTGCCAATAGCAACATGATCGTGGAGCGCGTCTGCTGAAAGGAGGGGCAACATGAACATGAAGGAGCTTTTCGGTATCCGGGAGATGCTGTGTGAGGAGCTGTCTGAGTTTTCCGGCCAGCGGGAGCTGAGCGCTGCTGACCTGGACGCCATCCACAAGCTGGCATCGTCCATCAAGAACATTGACAAAATCGCCATGTTTGAAAGCGGCGACTACAGCCGCGACGATGGGTATTCCCGCGATGACGGCTATTCCCGCGACTGGTCTTCCGGGCGCACCGCCTACAACAGAGGCAGCTCGTATCGGCGCAAGAGGGATTCTATGGGCCGGTACAGCCGTGATGAGGGCAAGGCAAAGGATCTGATCGAGCGCATGATGCAGGACACCGACGATCCCAACGTAAAGGAAGCGCTGCGGCAGGCAATGCACGTTGTTGAGAACGGGTAACGTTGCTTACACGTTACTTACAAACGTGTTTTGGAGGAAATAAGAAAATCCCTGTAACCGTTGCGGTTACAGGGATTTTTTTGGTGGAGACTGCTGGACTCGAACCAGTGACCTCCTGCGTGTGAAGCAGGCGCTCTAACCAGCTGAGCTAAGCCTCCATATTCGGCAGCCCGAGACGGATTGCCGAAGTGGTGACCCGTACGGGACTCGAACCCATGTTACAGCCGTGAAAGGGCCGTGTCTTAACCACTTGACCAACGGGCCGTTTTTGTGAGTCGAGGGGGTTCCGGAGAGATGCCGAAGCATCTCTCCGGACGTGGTAGCGGCGACTGGATTTGAACCGGTGACACTGCGGGTATGAACCGCATGCT